ATGCCCATCCGCAAAGACAAAAAATCCGGTATCTGGCACCTCGACATCCGCACGCCAGGCGGTCAGAGAATTAGACGCTCTGCTGAAACCTCGGACCGAAAGGCGGCTCAGGAATACCACGACCGGCTGAAGGCCGATCTGTGGCGGCAGGACAAGCTCGGTGAGACTCCCGACAGAATGTTCGAGGAAGCTGCCGTGCGATTCCTGCACGAGTGTGAGGGCCAGCGTGACTACAGCACGAAGCTGCGTCATGTCGAATACTGGCGTGCGAAGTTTGCAGGCCGACCGGTTCGTTCTTTAACAGCAGACGACATTATCGATGCGTTGCCGACGCATCACACGAAAGGAAAGGAACCCCAGCCGCTGACAGGCAGTACGCGCAACCGCTACATTTCCACGATCAGACGGATGCTGAATCTGTGCTCGGAGTGGGAATGGGTCGACCGCGTACCGAAGCTGCCGCACTATCACGAGCCTGATGTCCGGGTTCGTTGGGAGTCGCCCGAAGTCGTCACAGCACTTATCCATGCATTGCAGTTACCGTGGATGCGTGACGCGGCGATCGTTGCGGTCGCCACAGGGATGCGGGAAGGCGAGCTTCTGGGCCTGACTCCATCCCAGGTAGATCTGGCGCAGCACAATGCCTGGGTGACGCACGAGGCTGCAAAGTCGCGGCGTGCGCGTCCAGTGCCGCTCAACGAGGATGCTCTCGGGGTTATTGCGCGACGCCTGAAGTGTACCTCCCGTTTTGTGATCACCCGGGAGGAAGGCGGCGAAAACGCATCACGCAGATCGATGCACGGGATTTCGAACGCGCTTGCCAGGTCGTCGGAGTTGATGATTTCCACTGGCATGACCTGCGCCATACGTGGGCGAGCTGGCACGTTCAGCGCGGCACGCCGCTGATGGTGCTGAAGGAGCTGGGAGGATGGGAGACCATCGAGATGGTGCAGAAGTACGCGCACCTCGCCCCGAGTCACCTGGCCGACCACGCGGGCACGGTCAAGTTTTGGTCAATCTCTGGGGAGCAGAAAGAAAAAACGCCACTTGAAGAAGTGGCGTAATTCCCTGATACATAAAGCCCAAACTTTGGTAGGCCGTACTGGATTCGAACCAGTGACCTACGGATTAAGAGGCCGCTGTTATTCACGTCGATGGCCGGACTCTTCTGCGCTTGTGCGGGCCAAATTCGATAACTATGGGCGATCTGGACAGTTAGTTGCATAATTATGCCTCAGCCAAGCTGCCGGAAGACTGCACCACTGCACCACTGCGCCAGTTGCCTTGCTGCCGCGAAGCATACTGTGCGACGGCGCCCATACCGGCACGCCAATTGCGGCCACAATAGTGCCAGATGACTCGATACCGGGAGCCGCAATGCGCGGTAGCTAAATTAACGTTGGCCGTGCGCTGCGTCGCTGTGTGTGCTGGCTTTGCTGGCGGAATACCCGCGACTCACGCCGCCGGCACCTTTGACGGCGACTGGAACGTGACGCTCACATGCCCGAAAGGCGCTGACGGTACATCGGGCTACCGATATCGATTCCCCGCCGAAATCCAGCAAAACGTCCTGCACGGCGAGCATGGCGAACGAGACGCGGGCGGCTGGCTCACGCTGGACGGCAAGCTCGAACCCGATGGGTCTGCCACGCTCGTCGCCCAAGGCCTGAGCGCCTCGTCGCTCCATGCCAACGCTCGATCGACCTATTCGTACGAAGTCAGCGCGCAGTTCGACGCGACTTCAGGCAGCGGCTTGCGCACGACCGCACGCAAATGCGATTTTGTGTTCGTAAGGGAATGACGCCAAGCATGGCTGGCGGCTCGCGCAAACTGGCGCCAGAAAAGAAAAAACCCGCTGCGAGAGCGGGCTGAATCCATATCAGGAATCTAAATCTGGCCCGGAACATTGATGGACAAGGATTTGACGGCCATCGCTTCTAATATTTTGCACAAATAACAGGCAAGCTCCAGCGCGCTTTTGCGAGCACCTTTCCGGAAAATATTAGAAACGGGCATGAGAGAATGCCTACCACCTCACAGGTCATTCAGCTTGCAGAATCGCTCGTTCGCGTACACGTAGGCTCTCGCAGCTTTCTCCGCAGCGATTCCTTGCCAGCCAGGAAGTCCAGGTGCGCCTGGGACCGCGCTGCGCACGTCCTCTCGCGGTATCCCTGTTACCCCATAACCGATTGTCCTGTCAGCGTCATCCGTCAGCACGATCAGGGCGTTGTCCCCCTCTGGGGATGCGACCCAGCCGCTTGCAGATCCATCCTTGGCCGTCTCAAGGGTGCCATTGCACCAGCCCGCCTCCAGTTTGGCCGGGTCGAACTTCACTTGTCCAGCGTCGCGCAACCACTGTTCACCATAGATCGCAATGTGGTGCGTCGAAGCATAGGCCGTGTTCCCCTCGAAGCGCGCACGGCGAACCGGGTCTTGGGGGAAGATCTGTGACACTAGATCCATATTCTCAAGGCCTATGCGATTGCTGAGAACCGCGAGCTTCCAACCGTATAGATAGCCGTTGTCTCCAATCGCCGAACGCTGCCCGATGCTTACTACCGCGGCGAGTATGACGAAAACTGCCATTACTGCATTGCGTGCAGGGCGTAGATAGTCGATGAGCAACAATGCCAGCACCCACCACCCTAGCAGCGGGCCTGTTGCGTATCGGCTCGCAAGCGCCGCCCCAAACCCACCGCCAGACCTGCCCTTCGTAACCGCGACTGCCGAGAGCAGCACGAACACATAAACGCAAACGAGCAGTGTCCTGTATGGCGTGGCTTCACGCTTGCGGTAGATGTCAACCGACACAGCCACCGCAGCAATCAACGTGGCTGCGCCTATGGCGATACAGATCCACAGTGGCACGCCGACGAGTGCCAGGGGATTCGCCATGAACAGGGAGATGAACGCGGCTTTCGACAGCACGCCGCCGATCGCCCCCGGCGCTTCAGGAACAGGGATGTACCCGATGAAATAAACAGCGATCAGTGCAGCGCCCAGGATAGCCGTGGATATTTTCTCGGTAGTCGGCCGGCGTGCAAAGACCGTGGCCCCGAACAGGACCGCATAGACCCCCATCCCGTTTGCCATCGAGAATTCCGCGAGGATTGCGACCGCGTAAGCGAGTACAAAGCGCCTCGAAGCAGGCCAATCGAACCGGCAGAAGATCGCGCAGGCCGCAACGGTGAAGAAGTAGGCTGCGACAACCTGCGTCTCGAATCCCCACGTCAGAATCTCACGTTGCACCCAGGCGAACATGAGAGCGACGCCCACGCCAACTGTCCACGCTTTGTACGTGCGGGAAGCGGTGGAGATGATCGCCACAATCCCGGCCAGCATCGAGAGTATGGCGGCGAAAAGAAAGACGTGATTGCCACTGAAATATCGTATGTCGAGCCAGAACAGTAGCCGGGACGTGATGACTCTGTGCTCTACGTGATTCACCCACCAGGGAGAGAAGCAGCGGCACTCCACAGCCGTCCGGTAGAACCCGACGTAGCCGTCCCACTCGTCCCAGAACGGGACCGGCGAGTAAAAGTTATAGACACCGTAGATCGTGGAGAGCGCGACAAGCGCCCCCAAGACTACTGCGAGCGGCGACGCGATGCGCGACGCATAGTCTGGCGCGGCTGTTTTTGTTTTGATGGTAGGCGCCCCTACCGGTTGTGGTCTCATCGTTGGCCCCTTGTTGCTGAAGCGCGAAAGATACCACGACCGGCAGGGGCTATAATCGCCCGGCACTTAACCTAGCGCCTTTATCCCATATTATGAAACATTACATCCAAAACTTGGAGAACAGCTCGATCGTGAAGGCCATTTTCGCATTGGCGACTGCTGCCGCTTTTGCTTTCGTCGGCTGGATACTTTGGATTTTTGGATTCCAGGGGTGGGGCGGCTGACGGGTTAATTGGTTGCTTTCATCTTCAAAAGCATAACCGTGACATTCTCCGACGCGCCCTGATTGTTGTAAATCCTGTATGCCGTCGAGCCGTCATAGTTCAGCGACAAGTGCCCCGCTGTCGGTGTAGTAGTAGAAGCGCTCCAGACGGTTCCAACTTCCCCGATCATCGTGCACGCCCCTGTGCTACACATATACATGGCGCTGTTCGATGTGACGGACTCTTCTACGATGATCAAACCGTTACCAGCTGGAAGCGAAGCATTGGCGCCGTTCGCAATCGTTACCGTCGATCCAGTGGAGTCAAAGGCCCATGCTGACGTTGGCACAATTGATGTAGATACTGCACCCACCGGGGAGACCGTAAAGCCAGGTGTTGCAATTGCATTGGCTGTGAATGTCGCCCCGCTCATGTTAAGGCCTATACCATGCGTCCCCTTAACCAGGATAGAATTCGACGCGCTAGTATCGTCAACGATAGTGTTTGATTTGATGGCGCCAGGACTGAAGTAGAGCCCCGCATCGAACTGTGTGCCGCCGCCGTTGTTGCCGAACCATGCCCCAACGGTATTCAAATTAGCTCCACCAGCACCGACATGTAGCCCAACCATTGCAGGGATGCCACCCAACGTAAGCGGCGCATCGGCTCCGGTATTGTTGAACTGGAATGTCTCAACGGCATAGGCATTCGCGCCTGCCACATTAGCGTTGGCATTGAAGAATCCGCCATAGGCCCAGCGGCCAGCCAGAGTCCCGGCCTGCGTTGCGGTTCCATACACCGCCACCACATCGCCGCTGCCGATTTGTTGCGCATTCGCCGTGATGCCCGCCGCCTGAGCGATAGTTGACCCGACCGAGGTGTTGTTGCCCGTGGTCTGTACATAGAGAGCCGGATTCTGGCCGCCTTCAGTGTCGATATTGTTGATAGCCTCATAGCGGGAAATACCCACGCTAGGAGCGATGGTCGTCACTGGTGTGCTACTGCTTCCATCGAAAAGACGCGCCACTCTTGAACTGGTGACGCTTGAGCCGCCCACGGCACCCGAAGTCAATGCGGAAAATGGTGTCCCGAGGCCAGTAAGCGCGGCCCATCCCGGAGCGCTGCCTGGACCATTCGAGACAATAACCTGCCCGGCAGTAGAACCAGCCGGATTGATCAGTTGGACCGGGAGTTCAGTCGCACTGAATGCCACCGCGGGGATAATCGCCAAACAGGCGCCAAGGATCTTTTTCATTGCGTGCTCACCGGCTTAAGGGAATCGATCACTCTCGCGATCTGATGGTCTATGAGGTTCGGGAAGGGGAACGCTGGCTTACCGATAGGAATCAGCAACGCCGCGTGCTGGCCAGCAGGGGGCACATCCGTAACCAGGTCGTTACCGTTCTTGAACAGGTGAACCGGCACATTCGCGAGTACGGTACGAATCCCCATGTCATGCCCCACGCGCGGCGGCTCGAAGCCATAGACGGCCGCAGGTGGATTGCCGCCTACCGTCATATAGGCCGCGCACATCAACGCCATGGCGGCGCCGAGCGAATGCCCTACGAGTGTCACGGGCTGGCCGTTCACGGCGGCCAGAACCGGGAGTGATATCGCGCTCCAGGCATCAAAGAAGCCGCGGTAGACCCTGCCGATGCCGGCCACATCGAAAGGCTCAATATCGAAGTCCGCGGCGAAGCAGGCCAGGTTATCCGTACCAGGAAAGGCGATCACCAGACCCGCATCCGTCTGCCTAACAATCGCGCGGGAGGCGCTATCCGCAACCCCAATATCAGGGGCAGCGGAATAGGATTCCTGGGCGATCAATGCGAAGTCATGCGCGCGCATTACTGGCTCGCGGCCGGCTCGGCCTGTCCATAGACCGTCATCGCGTTTTGCAACGTCAACTGGAAGATACCCATCGCGGCGATGAAAATCGGCTTCTGATCCGCGGGGATTTGCGGCGAGGCTTCGATAGCCTTTTCGAGCGCCGGCACGCCGGTCGAAAGCAGCGTCTGCACCGAAGTGACGGTGATGGCTCCAGTAGTCGAGCAGAACACGCCATTGGCCGTAGCGGCTGCGGCAACAGCGGGATCGAGCGCGGCGACAGCGGTCAGCGTCGGCTGCACAACCATGCAGCCGTTCTGCACGATCTGCTGAAGCTTGGCGGCGTTGTTCGTGATGTTGGCCTGCTGAGCGGTCGAGCAACCAGCGAGAGCGGCGAAAGCTGCGATAAGCAGAGTGCGTTTCATGGCGTTTCCTTTATTGCGGAGTAACTGGATTCGCGGTCTTTTTCGCGATGGCCTCTGCGATCTGATCTGCCAGAACAGAGGGGGACTGCGCCGGCACGCCGGTTTCTTTCGCGCGCAGGAAGCTCAAGGCCAGAAGTTCGAGGACCTTGTATACCTTCCCGGCAGTCGTCATGGGGTTGGGCGTCGGGATAAGCGAGTTCAGAAGCGCAGCGGCGGCCACAATGTGGGTCGGATCGCCCTGCAACCAATTGAGAACCATCATTACGAATTGCACGGTATTCACGATTGCCTCATGTCGAGAGAAAGCAGGTTGTGCGACTTGATAATCGACGCAAGCTTCTGCGCGTACTGCGGGTCCGTCGCATACCCCGCAGCAGCAATTGCCTTTGCAAACGAAATCCCGTCTACCCATGCAAATGCGGGTGCATAGCGCGGGTTATTCATCAGGAATGCGGCGTGATCGCTAATGCTTCCGAGCCAATCGGAATACTTGCGGAACAGCGCATTAACCATTACCCATTGGCCGTTCAGATACTCACGCGTGTGGATGGCATAGACAGGCCCGCTCCAGCTAGAGTCAGCCTTGACGCCGAACAGGTTCATCGCCTGTTGCGTGAGTTGCGATGCGCCCCACCCTGACTCCAATGCAGCCTCAGCCACGACAAACGAAGCCGGAATCCTCGTTTGATCCATGGACTGTTGCGCTGCTGGAGAGATCGCCGAGATAAAGTCTGTTGGCATCACGCTTTTTCTCCTTCGCCAAGTGCCCCGAGAATCTGCTCGTCCCACTCCTTCAGCGCTCTAAGCAGCTTCGCCTGGTCAATAAGCATGTCCCGCTGAGCCTCAGCAATAAGCAGAACGCCCTTGAGTGTTTTCTCTTGCGCAACCTGCATTTCGAGCATGGTGTTAAGCATCCGCTCATGCTCCTTGACAATCTTCAGGATTGCCTTGAGAAGCCGTAGCGTTTCTTCTGCGGCGACCGTAATCACGGCGCTCGCTATGGATGCCTCGGTTGACAGGGTTAAATTCGTTCCACCCCAATCTGCGTCGTATCCGCGGAAGTAATGCAGCAGCAGCGAAACGACAATGAATGCCGTAATCGCGACCAGGAAAATGCGCGGAGAACGGAAACGCAGATAGATGCGGTGGGCTATTTCAAGCATGATGCGCGATGACCATGGCAACAATCGGCACCACCACACCAGCCGCAGCGATCAGGAGGCCGATCTTTGCCGGTATCGAGTTGTGCGCGTCCTTCAACTGCTGGTAGAACGCCGTGTTGATATCGGAGCGCAACGCTGCGACATCTTCTTTTGTCGCGACCTGTGCAATAGCTGTGCGTAATTCACTAATGATTTCGTCGTGTCTCGTCACACGTTGGTCGAGCTTTTCGATCGCCTCAGAAGCGGCGTCCTGCCTGACCTTGAGTTCTGCGATCGCCATAGCGTGATCCATAAATTCCCCCGTATTAGCCAATCGCGAGCACATCGAATCTGTAACTACCAGCTACGATGTTTCCCCCTCCGAGGGGGTATACGTTAAAGACTGCTTGGGTTGCGCTTGATGAGCCTGCAACCGGAATGCATAGGAGTTGGGACATCCCCGTTGACCAATCGCCCTGTGTGGCGAAAATCTCTTGCGGCGCGGCGTTGAATATCTGCGCCGGGAGTGGAACTGAAACCTGGAATGACCCGACCGCCCCGATCGACACCACAATCGTTGTGCGATAGCGCTGATCAAAGCAGTCGTTGTTTGCCGTAGTCGAATTGACGATATTGTTTGTGCAGCCGTTATAGCTATTCCCTTCAGCAACGCACGTAGTGGTGCCGGCTTGAAACCAGATGCCGGTCTGCGTTCCGAAGAACGAATTCCCGGAAACAATGGCTGCGATACCGGAGAAGATAACAACCCCGGTTGTATTGGTAATAAGGGCGTTTTCCCGGTGGAATTGATTCCCTGAAATGGCTGGCGCCAGCGCATTGAATAGTCCCACGCCAACCGGGCTATTCCCTGAAATGTACGGGATGATGAAATAGTTTCCTGACACCGCAATGCCAGTTATCCCGGTCTGATCGCGTACGCCAAACAGGGAGCAGTTAATCTGGCATCCCGTCATGGTCAACTGATCTACCCCGGCCTGCGAGGGGGGGATCTGTACGCCGAGCGCGCAGGCGGTGATGTTCGTGCCAATCAGGTTTAGACCTTGCGAATACTGCTGGTACAGGATCGCAGTCCCGACATTCTGGATAAAACACCCGATCAGATTAATGGCAACCGCATATGCCGACGAACTGCCCTGGATGGTGAGACCGCCGCCGACGACCGTATATTGGCCGCCCTGCCCATACATCCCGACGCCTTCAAGATTGACATTCGAAACAGACGCGATGTTGCAGCACGAGCCCCAGTAATCAGTTCCAAGGAACTGATCATCGCCTCTCATGATGACGTTCTTGATAAGAGAGGGAGCGTATGAAATAGGATCAGCCACCGCGGTAGTCGATACCAGGGAAAGTGCCGTCCCACTACCCTGCTGCCTGGTAGTCAATGACAGGTTCTCGACCGTAACCGAGTTGGTATAGTCTGAATAAGTAAAGCTGAGGCCACCCCCGCTAGCCCACACAAGTTGAACCGCCTCAGGCGCTGCGCCTAGAACGGTAATCCCCTGATTGCTAGCGGCGAACGCAACGGAGATCGCAGCGCTCAGCATGTATCTGCCCGGAGGAATAAAGAGCGTCCCGCCGCCTTGCGCGATCAGCGCTGCAAATGCCTTCTGGAAAGAAACCAGATCATCAGTCGAGCCGTCCCCTTTGGCTCCATAGTCCTTTACGGACACGATGTCCGACAATTTGGACTGGACGGTACGCGCGATTGCGCCCGTATAAGAAGCAAGATAAGAAAGCTTCGATGACTGAATGGCGGCATTGGATGCAACCGAAGCATCCGTTATGGTTCCTGCGCCGGGCGTCCCAATTGCAACCGTATTGCCAATCTTGACGTTGACTTCCTGCACTCCAACCGGAATCGGATTTGAGAAAGTCAGCAGTGAACCAACCAGAGAGGCGATCTGGTCATCGGCCTGGAAAGCCGCATCGAAAAATACCCACAGATTGGAGAGAGATCCGGGGCCGGCCGGGAGTGTGAGCTGAGTCGTGACACCCGGCGTAAAATCAGTTCCGACGACGAAACGAGCATCCGTCATGTTGCCGAGCAACCCGGCGCTAGTGTCCTCGGTGACTTGATCCCATATCAGGTTCCCGACTGCGTCATAGACTTGTTGCCGATATTCGCCCGATCCCCAAATAATCGCCTGACCGTTTGCATTCAGGATGACGGGATTGGTATTCAGGACCGTTAGATTCGGGTCTTGCCAGGTGTTTTTAGGCGTGGTGGTGCCAGGGATGTAGAAATAGACGCTGCCGCCCGAAAGAGGCGTACCATTGGGGCCGGTGAACGTCTGTACGGCATTCGGCAGTAGCGTGCCCATTTATTGGTGTTCCGATGCAGATGACAGGGTTCGAGCTTGCTAGCTCGTCCGTCTCTGCCCTCGGGAGACCTTTTAACGGGCAACTTCCGCCGATTCGTTGGCTCGGCTGGGCCGCACACTACTATCTAAGGGCTGAAATGACTACCCCTGAAATCTGGCACGCGATCGGAACTTCTGCGGGCCTCTCCATCATCTACGGTCTCAAATGCTCAGCGGCTGCCAGAAAGCAGCGCCGGCAAGCCCCCGGCTACGACCCGAGGACCGAATTGAGCTATCGCGTTTCCTACGGGCTGGGCAAACTGTGGGCGCGCTGTAAGCGCAGCAGCGACCGCACGCTGGCCTAGGCCGGTATAAGGAAGCGACCCAAGGCCGATACCGCCCAATGTAGCGAGCGTCGATCCTGGAGCCGTCGCAAGCCCTGCGGCCACGCCGCCAGGCGCGAGAAGTGCAAGCAGCCCCCGGCCGGCAGTCCCGGAGTCCGGATATTTCGACCCGAGGACGCTTTGCCCCGCGCTCGACAGGTCCTGCATCAATGCATTGCCCGTTGCGAAGGCGCCTTTCCCGGCCGTCTTGTCTCCAGATCGGACCGCGCTTTGCAGTTGCGCGGGAGTGAAGATGCCTTCGGCATTGCCGGCGCCTGTAGATGCTCCTGCATTACGGATTCTGGCGAAGTTTGCCCATGCAGCATCGGCGCTATCAAGTTGCTGCGCAAGATCACCTGGGCTAGAGCGCTTGACGCCGTTCATCAGCGATAATTTAAGCGCACTGATTGCTGCCCCAAGTTGGCGATTGTCGTATGACTGATCGCCCATGTATCCGGCCGCCTTATCTCCAAGTTCCTCGCTGACACCTTTAAGCGTCTGCCCATCCATATTCCCCTGAGGTCCCATCTTCCCAAAAATCTGGTTTTTCAGAACGCTCATGAACGTCTTTTGTTGGGCATCCGGGAGAGACTGTGCCATCTGACCTAGATTGATAACGTCAGATTGAAACTGGGGATCTACTCGGAACTGCATTTGAGGCAAGACATTGTTGTACACGTCCTGGATTTTCCCCTTGACCTGTGCGATGCCCTCTTGACCAACTTTCGCTGTCGTTGAATCGAACGTTTCCCCAATGGGTGCCAATGCCTGGTTGTAGGCGGCCTGGTTGAACTGTCCTAGCGCGCGGCCCTGTGCGCTCTTGATCATGTCGCCAAGGAACGGCACGCTCGTTAGCTTGTCCTCTGTGCGAGCGAATCCGCCGCCGAGTATTTGACCGGGCGTTGGCGTAACTCCGCGATCAAGCAACGCCTGCACGTCAGGCGAGACGTTCGGCGAGATCATGCGACCAGCGAAAGTCGCGACCGGTGCCAAAGCGCCACCAGTGAGCGCGCCCAGCCCCATCTGCTTCGCCTTGTCGGACCAATAATTGCCGCTCGACTGATCGACCGGGGACAGCGCAGCGTTAGCCGCACCAAGCCCCGCGCCGACGCCAGCAGCGCCAAGATACGAGCCGGCAACAGGAGCCATAGCGGCAAGCGGAGCCGTGGCCGCAATCGAGCCTCCAATCGTTCCGGCGCCAGTCGCCAGGGGATGAGCCGCCTGATACGGAGCAACCTCCTGCGCGCCGCGCTGGAGGCCCTGATTGGCATCGTTGACGAGCCAGTTACCTGCCGCATTCGCGCCCATCGTCTGAAGGCCATGACCGAGCAACTGCTGGCCGCCCAGAGCCGTCTCCTGGACGCCGCGCCCAAGGCCAGCAAGAAACGACATGACCGAACCTGGCTGATCGGTAGACGCAGGAGCCGGTGCAGCTTGCGCAGCGGGTGCCTGTGTCGCTGGAGCCGACTTCGTGAATGCCGCCAGAATCTGATCGTCGTTCGGCCCTTGTTGCTGCGGTTGAGCTGGCGCCGCGCCCTTCGTGAACGCCGAAAAGATCGCATCGTCGCTTTGGGCGCCGCTTGCCGGCGCAGTCGGAATACCGGGGAGCGTCTGTGGCATCTGTTGTATTCCTCCCGCAGCCAATACCTTGCCAGGATAGGCAGCGTTTACCGGCCCCCATTTGCTCGTGTCGTCGCCACCGTGGTAGTGCCGTAGCGCCGTCACAGGATCGCCGAAACGGTCAAGCAGTTGGGACAGCAACTGAGTGCCGCCCATGATGTTCTGCGTCGGGTCTTTCGGGTCGGTGATGCCAAGTGCCTTGTAATTCGTGGGCATTATTTGCATCAAACCGGTCGCGCCGACGCCAGATTGCGCATTCTGGTTCCCATTTGATTCGGTCGCAATGACGCCGCGGATCAACGCCGGATCGACGTTGAACCTTTGCGCGGCTGCCTGGATGATCGAATCGTAGTTGGCCATTACTGCCCCGGCATCTGGAGCGCGCCAGCACGGACGAGATTCCCGAGGTCAGACTTGAATTTTGCCAATTGCTGCGGTGACTGGCGTTTCAGGAACGATTGCTGTTGCTCCGGGTTCATCGAGGCGAACACGAAAGCATCAGGGTTGACCGCCTTGTTCCATTGCGACTGCCACTGATTGAACTTGTCCGGCGAGTTGCCCGAGTTCTGCCATGCGTAATCCTGCGCCGCGCGCATTTTCTCCGCAGCGATCGTCTTGGCGAGAATGTCCTCGTTGGCAAGCTTCGAAATGTTCGGGTTCGCATTGCCGGTGACGGCAGCATTCAGCCGCGCGTCCGTCCCGGTGCCGAGAGAACCGGAAACGCTCGAAGCGTAGTTCGTCAGGATCTTCTTGAACTCATCGTAGTTCTGCACGTCGCCGGTGTACCCGATAGCCTTGGCTGTATCCGGCGCCAGCGCATTGAGAAACGACTTGGCCTGGTTGCGCCAGTCTGAACCGGGTCCGGTATTGATGCCCGAGAGCGCGTCGCGCGCATTTTCGAGCAGGTTAATCCGCATGGGCGCGTCCGAGGCGGCGTTATGCAGCGTCTGCGCGGCAGTAGCGGATTGAGTTGCCTGCGTGCTCGCGCCTGCCGTTGCACTGGCCTGCTCGGCGGGAGAAAGACCCGTTGCTACGAAGCCGCCAGGCGCACCGCCGCCGCCATCGTAACGGCCCGTATAGCCGCCCATCGCACCAGGAACAGTAGAACCGAGCGGGATCGTCCCAGGCGTTCCATTCGGTCCGACAGCCTGAATACGTTGCGCTGCCTCTCCCGGAGTGAGCGTGTTCGAAAGCTGCCCGGCGACGCTAAGTTGACCACTCAAAGGACTGACGTTGAGCACATCCGTCTCGCCGCCACGATTCACCGTGAGTTGCTTCGGCATCAGCGCCTGAATCTTCGCCTCGCCAGAAAGCGAGTTGATGAGGTGGTTCTGAATCCAGGAAGCCTGCGCCTGCGGGTCGCTCGGGATCGAGCGCATTTCCTGTACACCGCGGTCGATCGGCAGCAGGCCGTTTTGCACGGCATCGGAAATCTGGCCGGCAATCTTGGCCGACATGTCGGACTTCCCTAGTTCGGGATCAAGCGACAAAGAGCCGATCATGCCGCGCAAGCTCTGCTGCTGCTTCAGAGCGAGGTCGAGCTTGCCCGTGTCGTACTGAAGCTGCTGATTGCGCTGTTGCGCGATCTGGCCCATGAACTGAGGCAGGAATGCTCCCGCGCCGTTCTGCGCGGCCATGGATTGCAGCTTGTTAAAGTCCACGGAGCCATCGGGATTGATCGATTGCGAATAGGCTTGCGAAATCGCCTGATTTGCGCCGAGCTGCATCTGGTTTTGCTTGAGCGCGAGAAGCCCCTGAGCCGTCTGAATCGGCTGCTGGATCTGCTGGAACGGATTCGGCTGCTGCTGAATCTGGAGCGGGATACTTGGATCGAGGGGCATCGCGGCCTCTTACTGGAAGTAGATCGGATTACCGGCTGAGGTCTGGCCGTAGATATTGTTTGCGGCGCCCGCGCTCCCTCCATTGTTCATAAGCGAGTACAGCAATCCGCTACTGCCGAGACTTCCCAGGCCACCGTTGATCGCGTTGGCCGCTCCAATCGTACCGGCCGCCGAAGCATTCGCGCCCGAGGTCAGATAATTGCCTGCGGTGTTTGCCGTTTGCAGCCCAGCATTGCCGACGCCCGCCGCCGCATTCTGTCCGAGGCCGACAAGCCCCGAGAGACGGTTGTACGCGTCCGACTGCACACCATAGTTCGTCATGAAATTCTGAAGCGCGTTCTGGTACTGCTGCTGATATGTCGTGTCGGCTAGCCCGGTCGTATAGTTGGCAATCCCCTTGGCCTGTGCGCCCGAGAGATTCAGCCCCTTCGCTGCGAGCTGGTTGTTCACCGTATTCAAGCCCTGATTGAGCGTGAACTGATACCCCGGCGTCTGCGCAAGCTGCTGCTCAGTCGGATTAAACGAGAACTGCATGTCCCCAAGCTTCCCCAACTGGCTTTGCAGCGCCGGGATATTGTTCGTACCCAGGTTCATGTACGGCTGCAAATTCTGCTGGAGTTGCTGGAATTGCTGCCATTGGAGTCCAGCCGCGTCGTTTGCGGCCTGCGCCTGAGTGTTGGCGGCAGACTTGGCGCCGGATGCCGAAATAACCGAACCGGCTAATCCAGCCCCCGCAATTGCTGCTGCGACGCACATGGCTACTCCTTCTTGATGTCTTTGATTTTCAGTTCCATTACAACGTCATCTGCGATATAGCCGCGGCGTTGAAGGATCTCGTATAGCTTCCCGGTCCGCGTGACCGGCCACCCAACGATGCTGATGCCGCGCTCACGCAGTGCATCTTCGAGTTGCGACATGAAGCGGGGCATGTACTTCCTGAAATCGGGCTGAACGTAGAACGTATCGACGTTCCCGCACAATTCGGTTCTCAGATGCAGACTCTTGTAAAGAATCGCCAATGCATAGCCGCGCAAAACACCGCCATCGTCACGCAGCGTCATCGAGATCAGAGATTGATGCTCGGCCAGATAAAGGTACTGGTCGATGTCCGGGTCAATCTGGAGTCCGCGCTGACCGTGGTAGGCGCAGGTGTCCTTCTTGATCTCCGAACATTCGTCCCAGCTTTCCTGACCGAGCGGCGTGATCTCGTCCGCGAGTACGCGCGTGAAAGGCTCGATGGCGATATCCATTCTGATCACGCGCTCGCGCCACCGACGATGTACTGCTCGGCAGTCGGCGTGATCGAACCAGCCGTGGTGTTCACGTACTGGATTGAGAGCGTGTCTTTTGCCGATACGCGAACGTTGCCGATGCTCAAGCCCGTTTGGTGAGATGCCTTGTTCACATCAACCGAGTCGCCCACGTTCACGCCCGGAACGTTGAATGTCTGCTCGGCGGTCGTGTTGGCGCCCACAGCAGCAGGCGTCAGCTTGATCGTAATGACGTACGAATTGGTGTTGGATACACCGCGATAGTTAGCCATGTCTCTTAGCTCCCGGAAGTCTCATAAACGCCGCCCTGCGCATTCACGACAGATGCCGTGCTTGCTAATGCCTGGAGAGTCGAACCCGCGGCCATGTTCAACCCGATCAACTGCGGCGGCACATACGTTTTCCCTGCCGCGATGGAGTAGGCGGACACTACCTGATTAGCAGCGCCAGGTGAACCACCAGATGGCACGTTATAGACCGTCACCGAAACTGGATTTGCTGATGTGTTGGTGAAGGAAACGTTGGCAAGCGTGGTGGTGGTTGCAGGAGGCACCACGTATAAGGTCGCCGCTGCCGCCCCAAGCTGCGTAGCAGGTATTGAGATTGGAACGCGCTGCATTAGATCAGCCCCTTTACATAGACCTTGCTGGTTCCAACCGGAATCGGGCTGGTGAACGTCAGCGTGGTTCCAGACAAGCTGTATTGGTCATCGCCCTGGAATGCGGCGTCGAAGAAAATCCACAGGCGCGCAGCCGAAGCGAAGGACGAAGCCAGGGTGAGCGAAGCCGTTGTGCCCGGAGTGAAGTCCGTTCCGCTTGAAAACGTCTGGTCCAGGATGTCCGGAACAGCAGCCGGGAACACCATCTCCGGAATCGGCTGCGACAGATCCATTGGTGCTGTCGTGATCATCTGCGCCAGTGCGCTTTCCTGATTCGCTGGGAGCGGCGAGAACGTCTGGTCCAGCGCAATCACATCCTTGAGCGTCAGAAGCGTCCCACTCCCGCCGCCGCCAGTGCCTCCGGTGCGCCGGAATAGCTGCACAAGGAACAGTAACCACGGCTCCGTGATATAGCCGGCATCGTCCACGAAGGGCGCATTGACGAGCGGAACGTTGGTCTGGAGGTTCGCCGTCATTGGTTATTAGACTGGGCGTCAACCCAGGCCCCCAATAATGCGGTCTTACACGGCGCCGACCACGACAGTTCGAACACACGATCACGCGCCATGCCGAGGCGGCGCCATTGAACCGATTTAAGGTATTCTCCTTCCATACCGAGCGAGCGCATGACGGGATTGCCCCACGAAACCCCGCGGGTATCACTCCAGCGAAGCGAAACGGGAACCCGAACGTTGCCAGCCCCATTCCCAACTTCGAAATTGGCGATAAATTCCGTGTAGTGGATGCGATTTGAACTGTCGTCCACGCCATGCGGGAAGGAGCGGATGCGCACGATCGGCGCGCCGTTATCCGTGTAGTTGTCCTGGTCCCACAGGTAGAGTTGCCCGGTCTCCCAATCACCCACCACAGGCGAGCCATAGGCCGACGCAAAGCATGAGGCGCGGTGACGGTGGAGGACGCCATTCGAATCCGCCCACGCAAGCTGATTCCACTGCTCTGTGCTGAGGTCGTATTGCCAGGTAACGTCCGTTTCCGGGAACGTCAGCACATAGAAGAAATGGCCCTCAAACTGATACGTAAACCCAATCGCCTGATCCAGATCCCCATAGTTGGTCATCTCATTGGCGAGGGCGAAAGTCGAGATTTGCTTTGCATTGAACTGCACGCTACGGCAAACAATCGCATCGCCCTGCGGAGATTGGGCCAGCCAGTACAGGTCGCCATCCATCTGCGCGATAGAAGCAGCAGACGTGCACCCGAACTGCATGAACACGCCCGGAAGTCGGTCCATCGGAAACGGCGTATCGCCAGCGTCAAACCACACCTCCGTGGTTTGCTGCCCGAACAGGTAGATATAGCGCTTGGTAACAGCGAGGCCGGCAAGCAGATCCTGCGCGCCTGACTTCGATGCGAACTGCGTCGGGTCGAATACGATCTCGTTGCCTGTCGAGATGTACCATTCATTCGTGCCGGGGCTGTTCAGGACGAGATAGCCGTCCATAAATGCGACGGTATTCCCTCCCAGGAACCCTGTGGACGCAAGCGGAGCGAACGTGTTCGCCGCGAGCTTGACAGTCCATCCATTCGGCGAGCCGTCAACAATGACGAGATACGACCCGTTGTCGACCATCGCAACAGGCCCGCTATGCGAGGTGATATCCCCAAGAAAGGTCGCTACCCACGCGCTGCTGATGGAATATACGGACGACCCGCACACGCCATACAGTTGATTATTCGAAGCAAAGTAGAGCCCGCGCCATCCGCTACCCAAGGTGGGAGCAACCGAGACAAGCGGCGTCAGACCAGGCGTCAGATAGCAGGTATACGGGAATGGAGAATCTTGCGGATTTCTCTCCATGTACAAATTCACGCAGCGCTGCGCTTCGGCAGCGAGCGACTTCGCCTGATATGCGCCAGTGACGAGGGGCATCTTCAAGGCGTGGTTCCCACCATATAGTCGCCGTAGATGTTGTACCAGCCAACACCCGGAGAACGGAGGGCTGCGGGCATGGAAAGCTGCGGAATGGCCGCGTTTGCTTCCTCGATAATGCGCAGGGTCGCTTCGGCCTTTTTCACCACATCTGGGTTCGGCGGCAATCCATAGAACGCATACAGTTCCGGCACGAGATTCCACATCAGTGCAGCCGCGTATTCGGGTGGCAGCGCAATCGTGTCGTTGATCGTGTTGAACTGCTGCAATTGCAGCATCGTCGTGATGAAGATCGTGTACGTGTTGTTCGGGATCGGCCACACGTACAGATTCCCCAGCGGATAGCCCATGTCGTAAAAGGCATACCGCGGGAAGGCATTGAGAGACTTCAGCCCGATCCGGTTGTAATCCTCCTGCGAGCGCAGGATTTCCAGCGGGTAATCGACCGGCTGTGGGCCAGTCGTGAGAAGGCGGAAGAAGGCGGATTCGATCTTTGCCGGCCGCGGGATATTGAAATCCCCGCCAGGCCCAACCGTGTAAGACTGCGCGCCCGTCGCCTGCTTCGAGGTCGTGACGAGCTGATAGACGAAATAGCGGCGCCGTTGAAGTTGCGCCAACAGCATGTTCAGGAGGTTGAACGAATCGTTCATGTCCTCCGGAGCGGCCGTTTGACCGACACCGACCACATTCGCGGTTTTCAGCGCGAGCGTGATGATATCGCCCGGCGTTTTCGGCATCGGGACGCTCATTGCGCCTCCTTCCGGGGACGACCAGGGCCGCGCTTTTCCTCTTTCTCGCCAATAGCCGCGTTTTCTTCTTCGGCGTCGTGCACGAGAAACGGCTTGCCGTCAGCAAGCTTTACCCACTTCGGGTACTCGCGGAACTCGTATTCCTGAGCAACCTGGCGGATATCCACGATTTCCCCAGCGATCAGCCTGTTCATGCAAGACCCTCAAAAAAGGCCCGGCGCGAACCGGGCCAAACCCACACCTACGGAGAATCAGAGGGTGTCCGCAACCACGACTGCCCATTCAGGACGGATCGCCGCGTAGCCGTACAGAATGTCCATACGCGTGATCAGTTGGTCGGTCGTGATGTTGTAGCCCGTGATCATGCGCAGCGACACGCCGTCGAAATTCGCGCGCGCCGCTTCGACCACACCGTTCGTCGGCATTTCGAGGTCTGCCGTTGCGAGCGTGAAGGCTTCGGGGTAGTACGCGAGGTTCTGGCGATACTGCGTGCTGGCCGGAATCACGAGCGTGATCGCCGCCGAGTTGGCAGGCGAAACATCGACCGTGTTGAACGCAGCAGGAGCCGGGACAAGAGCGGGATAGATCGGGATCGACGTGGCACCCGAAGCGACGTTTGCCGTCACGACGAACTGCATCAACTGACCGTACGACTGGCCGGTGAGGCGGTTGATCGAATGCACACCAGCGATGTTGATGATGTCGCCCTTGTTGAGCGTGCCGGTGATGGCGTTGACGGTGAGCGTCGAGCCGGTTTGTCCCGCGCCGTTGACCGTGCCAGCAGAGAACGTGCCGACCGTGTGAATCTGCGTGGTCTGGTCGCTCATCCAGTCGAAACCGAGGGTATCGGTGGTGAGCACGCCCGTTTCGTACTGGTCGCTGATCTTGCGCTGCGGATTGAACAGGCCAGCCAGCGAGCCGACCGTGCGCGCCTGCGTGAGCGGATCGAGGATGATCTTGCGGTCCATCTTGGGCGCAAGGTTCTGATCCAGCACAGCGCCGGCTTGCAGCCAGGTTGATGCATCCGGCGACACCGTTGCGTTCGTCTTGGCGACGATGTTGCACGACGACGACGCGACGTTCATCAGGTCGTTCGCCACATACGCGGCAAGACGGTTCACAGCAGGAGCCAGAATGCGCTCGCTGTAGTCGTCCAGGGACATCGTGCGGTCCTGCGTGGTGAACGCGACCGGAACGTTTGCCTGCGTGGCGACCGTGAGCGTGGTGTTCTGCTCGGTGGTGCCTTGCGGCGTGATCGAGGGGCCGGTGCTGACCGTGTAGTCGTTCGGCAGACGGATGCGAAGCGTGTTGCCGATCTTGGCGCCCGAGCGCGCGAACTGATCGTCGTATTGACGGTTGACCGAGCGAAGGAAAGCGTTCGACTGCGTGAAAAGACGAACAGCCTCATTCGTGATCATGTTAATAGTCAAAAGACTATTGGACATGTGAGCCTCCAGGGACAAAGAAAGGGATGAACCTGTCTCTGCCCTGCGGAGACTGCTTTAACGGGCTGTTCAGTGATTACGGCTCACTTGGGCCAGAACTCCGGGCGCAATAAGGCCTATCGGATGCGCGCACACTAGTTAAAGTGCCGCCCGCCTGTCAATACCCCTAGCGCCGTGTTTTCTTCGTCTTGCTGCGCCACGCCATCCAGGCCTGCGTATCGCTCGGATCAGGCTCGACGCCATCCGAAGCACCCGCGCGCCCTTCGACCGGCTGAATCGGCGGAGGTGCCTTGCTGATCTGCTTACCGAGTTCCTTCGATGCCTTGCTGGACAACTTCGTGAACTCGATAGCCATCTGGACCGGATCGAGCGTCGCCATGCGCATCGCTTCGTTCAGGTTCTCGGGCTTTCCGAGCCATGTCACAACGGCTTCAGGCTTCGGGATGTTGGTCAGTACGCGCAGAAAGTCAGGCCCGCCAACGCCTGCCATTTGCAGGTTCTGCACGGACTTGTCGAATTCCTCGCCATATTCCTTCGTGCCGGCGGCATTGACCTCGCCGATGCGCTGGGTAAGCGTCTCCTGCTCGCGCTGTTCACGCACCATGCGCTCGGCGTATGCCTTCGCCAGTTGATCGACAGACTGACTGGACGGCGCCGGCTGAGGTTCTTCGCTCGGCGCGCCGCGAGATTTCAGTTCGGCGTTCTCGCGCTCCAACTCGGCAACGCGCGCTTCCGCCGCACGCCTTGCGGCGGTAATCTCGCTGATTCGCCGCGGAACCCAGCTCGTGTCGGGCTTGTCCTGCTTGATTTCCTCGACCGGAGTTGCTTCTTGCGGCACTTCGACCGGTTGTTCTGCCTGGATGTCGGACATGGTTTTCTCTCTTATTGCGGTGTGGGTTCGGGCGGGGCTTCTACTGCTGCTGCAATTCCAGAGGCATAGATCGCTGCCGGGTCGGCATCGGCTGGAGCGTTAAGGTCAGGATCGGGGGCACGCATGATCTCGGAAACCACCTTGCGCACGATCGGATCAAGCGCGTCCTCGCTCATCTGCGGCGCCAATGCCTTCAGGCGATCCGTTTCGGCCTTGAATGCGTCCAGCGTTTCCTGGCGCTCCTTCTCAAGACGCGTGCTCAGGTGGGTGAGCGCATCCATGTCCAGGCGCTGCTTTTCGAACTGCTGCTGGATCGTCTTGTCCTTCAGTTCCTTGTCAAGCGTCTGGATCAACTGGCCGGCCTGCTGAAGCTGCTGCTGAAGCTGCTGCTCCATGGGCGTAGGCCCTTCGCCGAGAATCGCCGGGTTCATCGTCTTGATCCAGTTGCGCATGCGCTCCTGGAGCTTGTCGGCATATGGAAAGTCAGCATTCGCCATGTAGAGGTCGCCAATGACCGGGGCCAGCGATTCATTAGCCGTCAGCATGTTCGTCATGGCGCTGAATGCTTCCTTGCGGCGCGTCTCGAAGTTCGGCCCGACGCGGGCAATGACCTCGTAGTTACCCACCGCGGGATTGAAGATCGCGGCCACCTGAGCCTCGCCCTGGTCCTCCTGCTGCTGGAGCGCCTGTTTCGACTGCGGGTCGATCTTGATCTGATGTTCCTCGCCACCCTCGTCCATGATCCGCAGTACGCGCTTGGTGTCGTATATCTTTGGGATCAGGTCGATAAGCTGTTTGCCGGTATAGCGGATTGCCTTGGCCAGGTTGTCGAGATAATGGAACGTGACGCGCTCGCCCTGCTGCTTGCGCTGCTCGATCGACACGCCGCTGATCTCGTTGCCCTGCTCGCTGAATGTGGACTCATACTGGCCCGAAGCCATCATCAGTTCGTGCTCGGCCGCCTGCATGCCTTCAACATAGACCGTGGCGCCCGTAGGTGGCTGCTGACGCTGTGGAGGCGGGATCGGGTTGCCCTGATCATCTGCGTGGTTGTATGGCAGATACGCGTGGTTCTGCGTGTTCGCCGTGGACCAGTAGTTCTCCAGCCCTTCGATTGCCTCAACAGGCGCCAGATACGGACTCTTTGACTGGAGCGCGCCGAACTCCAGCGCGGCCGACGCGTTGTAGTTGTATGCGCGCTGGGCATCCTTCAGGTAGCGCACGATCCCCTTGCGGTCGAGCTTGCCTTCCTGGATCAGTTCTTCGCCCACCACACGGACGATCGGGATGTACTTCCCGGCCCATTTGGCGCGCTCGGCAACCTTGTCCCCTACGATGAGATACCAGTCTACCTCGTACTTCTCAACCCGGCGCCGCTGCACCTGAATGTTCTGGTCGTAGGCCATCTTCAGCAACTCGGAACCACCAGGCGGCATGCTGGATTCCCGCGCCAGGATAATGTCGTCATCGCCGCTAGGGATCGCGTACAGCCATTCCTTAGACTCATTGCGCTCGTAATACTCGGCATAGCGCACCGAATCCTTGCGCATCCAGTTCTCGGCCATGTCGCCTAGCGATTGCGACTTGCCGACATATTCCGGCCAGCGCTTCTCAGCCTCGCGCCGCGATACCTCATCGAACACGAACGCGAACTTGGCGTCCGATCCGTCCTGCGTCTTGATATGCGGGTCCAGATAGACCGTCAGCGGATCGGCAATCTGCTTGATGAAGATTTCCTGATCGAACGAGTCCTGATCGGTGTAGTCCGTGACGATGCGCCAGTATCCAATCCCCCCGCCTACCGCCGTCTCGATCGCCTTCTCATAGGCAGTCTCAGCGTCGGAGATGTACTCGATGCGCTTGATGATCTGCTCGAATATTTGCGCCGAGTCGTAGCTAGCCTGGGAGCCGGTCGGGCTGACCGAGATAGCCGCACGGTTCTCCTTGGCCTGGTTGACCACATGGAGCCAGTGCGTGTGCGTTTTGTTGATCGTCACCATCACCTGGCCTGCCGACTGACGTGCAGCACGCACCGATGCGGGCCATTGTTCGCCATTGTCCGAGTCGGCGTACAGGAAGCGCATATCGTCCTTGTATCGCTGACGGAACGGGCCTTCCCATTCGACACAGGACCGGAAGCGCTCATGCGCGCGGGCGACGATAGTTTTTGAGCGCTCAGCCATTTACATTCCCATCCATCCGCCACCAAGGGGGCGATTGAGTGTGTTGATCCGCGGGCGCGTCTGCATCTCCCGTTGCTTCGGCTTGGCCTCTTTCAGCGCCACGGCCATATATCCGAACGCATCAGCCGCGTGAGAGGCCCAATCGTGCAGCGGCTCCTTGCTGAAATGCTTGTCGTCATCCACCGCGTAGCGATAGTTCATCAGCGCATTCAGACCGGTATCGCACTTCTTCTCATCGAAGTAGCAGAGCGGCAGCATCAGGCGTGCGGCCTCGATGCGCGTGTCGATGGAAGTCTTAGGCACCGTCTTAACCTTGAACCCGGCATCGCGGAGTTGCTGCGCGACGGTGCGCTGCGACGCCAGCAGTTCGTTGTTCGCGTCGTGCGGGAGCCAGCAGTCGCCAAAGACATAGCGCTTGGCCTGCAATTCCGTGGCGTATTCGCCGATGTGCTTGCCGACGCCTTCCAGGTAATCGATCACCCGGTATTCGAACGGCGCAAGCTGGGCGAACCAGATAGCCGTCTTGTCCGCACGCCCCAAGTCCCAGAACAGATGCACCGGCTTGCTCGGGTCGTATGGCACCGTGCGGATGCGGTCCTGCGCTTCCCGCAACTCCTTGGCGTACACAGCGCCAAGAATAGGCGCCTCAAACGAGCACATGAACTCCTGATCGAACAGAGCATTGCCCATTGCCTCGCCGAAGTCCCGCACGTACTCGGCGCGTAGCTTCGTCAGCGTCTCAGGCGTGTATTGCCCCGTCTCGTTGGCGGTCAGGATTTGAGCGAATGAATCAGGGTCGCTCTTGGCGCCTTGATACGTCGTGTAAGCATGGTTCTTCCCGCGCGGCGTCGTGATGAAGATTTGCCAGCCGTTGTTCTCAGCGAGAATTGGCCGGAGATATGCCTTGGCGGCCGGGTTCGACAGCGCCCATTCCGAATAAACGATGCCGACAGGGGGCGCGCCGACCATTGCGTTGTAGTTGTCCGAGCCGAGAACCTGCCAGGTCGAGCCATTCACGAACTCGATGTACATCTCCTGGTCGTTCTTCTTGCGCCGGATCGCCTCAGGGAATGCTTCGTCAATGCGCTTCTTGCCCGTCTTGGGATTCACCGCATTCCAGATAGCCTTACGCGCCTGCGCGGCCATTGGGAGCATGTGCCAATACCCGCCGATGCGCTCGAAGGCAGCCACGGCAGTACGGTGAAGGGCAATTTCGTCCTTGCCGGCACGTCTGCACCAGATCAATTCAGCGTGCTTCCCGCCGCGCTCCAGGTAATCCCATGCGCTGCGCTGATAAGGGCGGGGCTGCCAGTCATTCGGCAGGCGAATCTTTGTCATCACTGACTCCGAATCGCACGACTTCAACGACAAGCGGCCCACCTTCGGGGCCGGTATGTTCTGCCTGCAACTGGCTCAAATCGGGGAGGGTCTTTTTCAGCAAAATCTCTATTGCCTTCAGTCGACTAGCTGGCAGGTCTTCTGTAAGACCAAGCGCATGATTCTGAAGGACGTTTATTAGCTGACTGGCCTGGATTTTCGCCCGTACATCGTCCTGGTGTGTTTTACGCAATCGCGCTGCCATTTCACACCCATGCCGCATGCTGCACCGCACGCTGAAGGTGATACCCGATCGCGCGGCAAGCCATTTGCGCTACCTGCTGCCTACGCTCTTTCTCAAGCATGGCATCGAGGATCTTGCCGTCCCAGGGGTTGTCCAGGAACTTGGCCACCTCAGCGCGGCGGCGGATGCGGGTTTCGTAGCTCACTTGCTCGTGCCGCGGTTCGGCAGGCTCGGAACGCCGTTCGTGAGGCACGGTTCCTTCTTCGGGCCTGCGGGCGGCTTGCCGCCATGGAACGCGCCAGCCTTACCCGTACGCGCTTCATGCGCCATGCCGGTAGCCGATTTCATGTTGCTCTCGTTGCTGCTCTTGCTGATGGACATGGCAAAAACTCCACGGATTAATGGATGCGAGCGCACACTAGAACACGTGGAGTTTCCGAGTCAACCCCTTTTGATGTTGAATTTCGGCCATTTGAATGACATGTCCTGATACTCCTTTGCGAGCTTCAGAACCGAGTCGATTCGCCGTGCCCGCGCGCCTTTCTTTCCACCGCGGGATAGCTTCGGTGGACGCCGGGAACTCGCCCCGCCGATTTCTTCATTCTGGAATGACATTTTGTTTCCCCTTAAAACTATGGCCTACCTGGGCTTTGTATATCCAGTCGTTCCAGTCCCAATATGCCTGCTCGGGTGTGTATCCGTACCCAACCCCAGGCAGATTGCGCATGGCGCACAACCAGACCAATTCGTGCCAGTGATATCTGCGAACTATGTGTGGCAGTGATATGCCTACCTGCCTCACTTCCTGCTCCGCTTGTAGGTCAAATACTCCGCGCCTTCGTGCGCGTCCCAAAAGACTTTGACCAGATCAGGGTGCGTGGCCGGCAATGCCGGATCGATCACCGTCACTGCGCACGGTGAAAGATGCTGGTCCCTGAATCCGCGCTCGCGCGCGTAGCGGTCGTAGACCTTGTAGCTCGCAACCTGGACGGCATGCATGGTGATTCCGCTCTCGGGGTCCTTGATGACGCCATAGCCAGAAGTGTGCTTGTGGCCGCAGATTGCAATATGGTCACGCACGCCGAAGTGGAGAGCCTTGGTAACGCCGTGTGCCGGGTTGTAGATCGAATGCCCCGAGAAGTCATGGCGAGCGTTGATGCGAACTTCCTGTTTGTTCGGGAAGCACAGGTTCAGCCGCACTTCGCTGCTCTGGTACAGCACGCCGGCCTGGCCAACGATCCAGCGAATGGGATCGCCCGCCCCGCTCCACGCATCGTGATTGCCGCCAATCAGGTAGAGCCACGGCGTGTTCTTCAGGAACCATTCGGCGAGTTGCCACGATTCTGCGGCGCTGGTGCTCTGCTCACCATAGAGGCGCCCCAGGCGGCCGACCCAATTGTTCTGACTGTCGCCGATGTTCGCGCCATATAGCCCTTCAGTCTCCTGGCAGAGCCGCATGTGCGCTTCGAGCTGACTGAGGTCCGTGCCGTCATCGTCAACGTGCGGGTCCCCAAAGTGAAGAATCCCGATAGGGCCGTCGATCTTGACCTTTACCGGGATCAGATTGCGCTGCAACTCGTGGCGCTTCTTCTGCTGGTATTGCTCTTTTCGTCGCTCGATCAGTTTTTCGACAGGGAGCAATTCAGGCTCTGGTGCCTCGACCTGCATTTCCAGTTGCTTAAGCCGGCCGCGCAAAGTGCTCTCCGGGATGGCAAGCGCTTTCGCCGCCGGGCGTATACCGCCATGATGCTCAACCAGTTCTTGCAGAGTTTTCATCGTAGTCCCCGTTAAGAAGAAAGATGCGGACGGAATTCGCCGCACCAGCCATCGGAATCGACTTCAGTCTGTTTCGGTGCTGTTACTCCGGTCGTTGGTTCGTAGACTTGTTGCGGCGGGTATCGCCGGCAGTACAGCCCCTCACCGCGCTTGTGATGGGCGAACCGGCATTCCTTGCATATCTCTGTGCGGTCTGGTTTTGGCTGCTCGGCTTTGGGCTTCCTCACGGTTTCCCCTTCGGCTCAAAGTAAAGCTCTGACATTCCGGGCTTGGAGTTTCCCGCAATGCCGACACTTTCGTTCCTGGAGTCTCCAATAACCGATCCGTGGCCCTCCAGGTGCCGCATACCTTCGTATGATCTCCCCTTCTCTTGTCGTTTCCCACTTGTTCCATCGGTGGAATAGGATGCACATCATTTCTCCCCCTTCGGCTCATGCACAAACCCGCAGTGCGGACAGCCCACCTTGAATCCCTGCCGTAGCCAGTGGCCTAGAACGTGTCCTATGCGCCTGCCGCAGCCTCCGCATTCGTTCTGGCCGGGATCGCCGGTGATAGGCTCTGTGGTGCTTGGTGTGGTGTCGCTCATTAGTGACAGTCCTTGTTCTTCTTCGGATCGCACGAAACTTGCGAAGTGCTCGTGTACGCGTGTCCGAATAGCCACCACGGATATGTCGTGGTTGTCACGGAGCGCGTTGGAACGTGCAGTGCCAGCGCCTCATTCACATGCACCGCCTCGGACGGTGAAACATGCGCGCTCTCCGCGGCATGGGCGCTGACGCTTGAATGTGCCGATGCAGAAGCGTGACCGCCCGCACCACCACCCTTAGCTTGTGCTCCAAGTGCGAAAAGGCCCATAGCAACAGCGAGAAGAATCCGTTTCATTTCCGTTCTCCGATCAGTCTTGAATTACCGCTCTGGTTTACCTAGCCTCGAAGAGGCTATCCGTTGCAATACGCACCGCTTCTTCCGGCGTCTCCACAACGTAAATCACGCCGCTCCAAGCTTCGTGAAACTCAGCCTGTGCCGGCGTCAGCTTGCGAGCGCTGGGCGGCTTGGCTGGGTCTTTGATCTCAAGCAGCATCACGCGCGATCCGAACTTCACGACGAGATCAGGGAAGCCCTGCCCGACCGTGTGAGTCGGCACAACCTGGCACCCGGCAGCACGAAGAGCTTGCACGATTGGCATCTGGTTGGCATCTGCGCGGCGCGCCCAGCGGCTCATGCTTCTTCCCTTTTGATGTAGGCCGAGAGGGCACTTACGCCCTCGTGGCTAACGAGGAAGCGGCGCTGAATCTCCACCGCGAAGCGCACTAGCTGGTCCATCGACCCTACGTGCAGGCCGAATTTCGATGCCAGCTCGTACAACTCGGCGGGAGTGGCCACGCCGGCAACATCGCGGATGTTCATCGCTTCTCCCCCATCGCCTTGTATGCGGCCATTAGCCATGTGTTGCGACGCCACGACTGCCATGCGCTTGCGATATCCGGCCCTGCGCAGCCGTACATAGCGCCACGGATCGGGCGCACCCACCAAACGCCCCGGATTTTCGATATGTGCGGTTTCATCTCTTTACCTCGACAAATTTAACTTCCTGCGGGCCGTAATAAATGCGGAAACATCCAACGCCAGAAGCTCCTAGAACAGCAAGCAGGCAAACTACCAACCCAATTGAGGCGAAAAATGATTTCATGTCTCACCTCAGGCGTACATCAGCTTTCGAATCGTGTCGTTCAACACGGATAACTCGTCTTTCTTCAGCACAGTCCAGATTCGCTTCTGGCCGTGGATCCCGTTGAAAGACCCTCTATGGCAATCAGCGCATAACGGCAGGCTTGTGAACCAGGCGCCCTGCTCGATTTCGTGGGCCTCACTCGGGCCGGCTGCACCGCATACGCCGCAGTCCATTTGCTTGACGAGAGCGATGTGCTCGCGCTCGCAGGTCGTGGGGCGGGGTTTGTTTTTTGATTGCATGGCTTAAGCCCCCGCGCTGGCCGATTTGCCTTCTACAACGGAGAACTTGACGTACGACCGCGGGCGCCATGCAGCCGACTGCGTGAAGGTCAGCGACTGCGGGTCGAACCAGAGGCGCAAGGCACCCTCGTAGCCAGTCGCGCGCTGCTTGTGGCAGTAGAGGCGTGCATCCTCGTCTTCCTGCGACGGCTCGCGCTCGGCTTCCTTCTTCTTGTTCCGCCATACCGTGAATACGTTGTCGGCCAGATCGGAAATCGCGCCGGTTCCCTTGATATCCAGCTTGCCGGGCGCCTTCTCCTCGGAATCGCCCTTGCGCGCGTGGGCCACCAGATGAACGTGCACATCGTGGTCGTTCTTGAAATCGCACAGTGCGTCGACAAACTGCTTTTGTCCCTTGTAGTCGTCTTCTGCGATCCCGCACTTCATCAGCGAGTCCACAACGAAATGCGTCACGCGATAGCGCTTGGCAGCGTATTTAAACGCCTCCAGCAGCTTCTCCTGGCTGATCGTGCCTACGTGGTCATAGAGCCACAGAGAACCCGTCAGCCAGTCCACAGCGGCCCGCACGAAGGCGTTTGATGCATGGGGAGTTGCACAAGCCTGGACGATCAGGCGATACAGGAGACGCTTCGGCTTCATCTCGCCCGAGAAGATGCAGATTTTCTCGCCCGAGCTAATCAGGTTCAGAAGGACGTTGCCGAGCAGATCGCTCTTGCCGTGCCCGTTGATTCCGGTCCAGATCGACAACTCAGCCGGGCGCAGCCGCACGCGTTCTTCCCATGCCGGCCACGGCAGCGGCGAACCGGTATGCGACAGCGGCTCACCCGCGAAGATGCCGAGAATGTCATCGATGTAGCTTTCGGGCGTTTTCAGGTCGGACGGCTCGATGCGTTTCGCCGCGGCGATCGCCTCTGCGACTTCCTCAAGCGATACGCCTTGCTGAAGCGCTTCGTTGGCGTCCTTCAGCCGGTACGACACAACCCGGCAGCGGTCCAGCCCGAGGCGCGCGGCGACTTCCGCAACGCCCTTGCGCCCCGCTTCATCGTTGTCGAACCAGAGGAAGATTTCCTGAAACCGCTCAATGCGCTCAAAGTCCTGATCGATCCACTGATGGTTCCCGGCACCCTGGTTGATCGACAGCGCATCAAAGCCGTATTGGTAAAGCGACATGGCATCAATCTCGCCCTCCACGATCAGGAGCGCCTTGCAGTCGTCGCTTACCAGATGCCAGCCGAACAGGCACGGCTCTGCGCCAGATGCCTGCCAAGTCTTTTTCTTGCCGCTCGGATCGCGCTCAAGCGCCAGGTGCTTCACGTTCACGAGTTCGCCGTCGCGCAGGAAAGGGAAAATGATCGCGTCATCATCCTTCGACGCGCCGACCTTGAACGCCTGGATCGTCTCAAGCGACAGCTTGCGCTCCTGCGTCAGGTACTCAAGCACGCGGCCGACCGGCTTCGTGACGGGCGGCTTCTCCGGGCGCGAGTAGGTCTTCTTCGGGCCGGCGAACTTCGGTTCGACAATGCCGAGGTACGACCGGGCGGCGTCGAAAGCGTCCTTGAGCGAAAGCCCCTTCGTCTTCGCCCACAGGTCAATCAGGTCGCCGCCTTCGTCTGCTGCGAAGTCGCGCCAGATGCCAGCCTTGTTGCCGTTGATGCGCACCTTCAGCGACTCGCCAGCCTCGCCGCCGATGCTGCCGGCGCACCACTCCGGGCCGACACGCTTGCCGTTCGGCAGGAGCATCATCGCGATCGCTTCCGATTCCTGCGCCAGCCTTTCCGATACTTCGCGCCAGTTGCTCATGTCAGTTCTCGAATCTCACGCCATCGTCGTGGCCGTTGATTGCCTTCGTCCCAATCTGCCCGAGGTATTGCTCAAACTTCGTGGCGTTGAAAAGCGTCTCCGGTCTCAGGTATTCCGCCATCTTCGGATCGCGGCCCCACTGCTTCACCTTGGCCGCAATCACCGCCTTCGCCTGCTCAACCGTCGCCCCCTCCCGAAGTCTTGCCGTCACCACCCGGATATTCGACTCCACCATGCGGTAAGAGCGTCCAGTCAATGCGTTAAGGTGCTCGATCAATTCTTCGGCTTGCTGGCGAACATGGTCGGGCTTACCCGACATAAGTCTTTTCTTCTCTGTCTCTGTCTCTGTCTCTTGTGCGGAGACGCTACACTTTGCTAGCACGCTGCTAGCGTCTGCTAGCGAGTCGCTACGGTCTTCCGCAACTCCTTGTTCTATAAGGACTTCTAAGAACCCAACTTCGACAAGAGCGGAAAAATCTGGCAGTTCCGTTAAGTAAGCAACTCTCTGCACATACTTCGGGTTGTCCGGAATCTTGTTGTCCGTAGCAGCAGCTATAAGCATGCAAGCAATTGCTAGCACCCTGCTAGCATCGTCTACCGAGACCCACGTTTCGCTAGTAAGAAGATCGCGATGAAGCTTGATCCAAGGAGGATTGCGGTCCTTGTAGTGCTGGAATCTCTCCCAGTTCTTAATGCGAAAGTGCCGCATTCAGTGCCCCTTCAGGTCGAACCTATCGAACAACTTCGCCACTGTCGCCGCCCTGATCCAGCCACGGCAGTACGCCCGCATTACCGCTCGTTTTAGAAGGGTTCTCATCGCAGCCCCTTGCCGCGCTCCATCAGCTCAATCTGTTCAGAAGACCGGAATCCGATTTCGATGAACATCTGTTTCTGGAGCATTTCCGCCTCAGCGCGGCTGTCTGCAACCAGAATCGCCGCCGCCAAGATCCTTATTAAATCTTCTCTGGCCGCGTCGATTTCCTCTCTTACGACTCCGTTCATATGAGGCTCCTAGCGGAATGCGCCGTAAAGCGGCGGACCGAACACGACAGCAATCGCAAACAACATGAACCAATCGAAGATAGTCATCACGCAGCCCTCAGTTGAGCAAGTTGCTCCTCCAGCTCGCGAATCTTGGCGTCCTTCGACTTCTCCACCAGATCGCAGCCAGTCATCAGGGCGTCGTATTGCGCGGGCGCCCGGTTCCCGCAGAAGTTCATCAGGTCGGTCCGCTTCGTGTCAGGGAAACATGCTTTGCCCTGCATGATTCGCGAGAAGTGGCCTTTGTCGATGCCAAGCTCGGAGCCGATGTGCTCGTGCGTGTAGCCCGACAACTGGACGCACAGCCGGATCGCATCCAGTCCATGCCTGCACATTCTTACCAACTCATCCGGGGCGTTTTGCAGTCCTCTCGGTTCTCCGTGGACAGGCATTTCCCTTTGCATAATTCACGTCCTTTTGCGAATGGTTGCCGACGATTGAGAAAGGTTGACTATCCCCGGCGGACGAAAAAAAACGATGATCGAGTCATCGCTAAACGAAACAGGTCAAGCCTTCTCGCGTTCCAGATCGGCAAAAACTTCGGGCCGAGCAAGTCTCAGGAACTGAAGGCGGTACTTGGGGATGCCGTCCTGGCGCCATTGATGAACAGACGGCGGCCGGCACTCGCAGAGCTTGGCCACCGCAGTGGTGCCGCCCAGGCGATCGATGATGATGTTCGGATCAAGTTCCATTGCAGATCCCTCTGTGGATTCACCTCCATTTTAGGGCGGCCTAAGACGAAACACAAGGGCACCCTAAAGATATTTGTTTTAGGCTCGCCTTATGAAAACATGGAACCAAAGGTTGGCCGAAGTTGTGGCCGAAAGTGGCATATCGAAGAACTCACTCGCCAAAGAGTTGGGAGTGTCAGCGCCGACCCTGCAATCATGGATCGGTGGTAGCGGCGCGCCCATCGCCGCCAACATCACAGCGGAAAACCTTCTCCGAATTTGCGACCGGTTCAACGTCCGCCCGGAATGGCTCATCCGTGGGCGAGAGCCGAAAACAAGGGGTGAGTTAACGGGTATTCCTGGCGCTACTTTAGGCGGGACATACCCTGGTTTAGGCGCGCCGACAGATCAGGTGACAATAGGTAATGCAGCGGACGCCGAAGAAATGAAGCGGCAAATAATGCAGGCGCTGGCTGGCGAGGCCCTTTCGGACGAGCTTCTCGTTGCCCTTGCGTGGATGATCCGCGCAGGGACGCAAACGCACGTCCAAGGCGATCAGCACCACGAGCGCACGGTGAACATAAAACATGGACGGGGAGCCGCGCAGCGGAAAACCGGATGAGTCCAATGTGATCGAGCTGTCGAAGTACCGCCGGCGCGCATCAAAATTCAAACCGCATACTCGATTCTCAGAAGACGACGCAGCGCATGTCTACGTCGATCTTCATCCTGACGGCCGTCTTGAGTACGGTCTCTCCAGGGCGGATTCAGACAACGCCCTCTTCCTTCTCGAAAGCCTCCTTTTTCTTGGCGCGGAGCTTCTAAAGCTGCGCATGCAAGCCGAGTAGCGTTCGCCCTTTCCTGTAGGGCAACCTAAAATTTCCCTTGACCTCCGCTTTAGGTCGGCCTAAGATTCATCTCAAGCGCAGACCAAAGCGCACCACCCACGAGGCAAGCCATGCACACCCTCACATCGCGCATCGCCGACGAGCTCGACTACTTCGAGCGCGAGCCAGACGTAGAGCCGAAGCGCCGCAAGTACCGCGGTCGCTGCCCGGAGTGCTTCATGAGCATGCGTTGCGCGCCTGGTTGTCCGAACGAAGAGATTGAGCCTGACGACGAAGCTTTGCAGGCGCTGGAGCATTAAGCCATGGTCATCGAGCTAAAAAATATCGTAGACGCGATCAAGATTTTGCGCCTCGCTGAAGAAATTTCGAGAGAAACGGACCTGATCAAGATCGCTCAGTTCAATGGCGAATGCCGCATGACGCGCTGGCGCCTGGAAACGGCGATTGCTGTTGCTGAAATTCCCGTTGTCGCATTGGGAGACGAATCATGAATCGCCTGTCCTATTCCATCGTCCTGCTCGCGAATTCGTACCTCGAAATGACGTACATCGCGTGGCTCGACAAATGGGTGTATCGCAGGACCGTGGACTTTAACAGCGTGTGCCTCCAGTGAACCGCACGCTCGAAATCCTGCTCTACGTGGCCGGCTCTCTGTTTCTCGCGGCTGCGGTGCTGATTCTGCTGATTGGCCGTCCGTTCTGTGAGTGGCTGGCCGGAATTCTTGGTTGCTAATAAATCCTGTGGAGAACCGCATGTCTGAAGAAAAAGTGATCGTCGCGTATAAGGCCTTCAACAAAGACCTCACGTGCCGCGATTTCCAGTACGAGATCGGGAAGACGTATGAACACGAAGGCAAGGTTGAAGCCTGTGAATCGGGCTTTCACGCTGTCGAAAATCCGCTCGACATGTTCTCGTATTACGACCTCACCGATTCGCGCTTCTGCTCCGTCGAACTGTCGGGCGAAATCGCGCGTCACAATGAAGATTCGAAGATCGCTGCTGGCCGCATCACGATTAAGGCCGAGATCGGTTTGCCGCATATCATCACCGACGCCGTGCGCTGGATCATGGACCTGTGCAAGGACGCGAAGGACGATGCTGTGCAGTCGGCAAGCGGCAACTACAGCCAGCTCGCGGCAAGCGGCAACTACAGCCAGCTCGCGGCAAGCGGCGACTCCAGCAAGCTCGCGGCAAGCGGCAACTCCAGCCAGCTCGCGGCAAGCGGCAACTCCAGCAAGCTCGCGGCAAGCGGCGACTCCAGCAAGCTCGCGGCAAGCGGCTACTACAGCAAGCTCGCGGCAAGCGGCTACTCCAGCAAGCTCGCGGCAAGCGGCAACTCCAGCCAGCTCGCGGCAAGCGGCTACTCCAGCAAGCTCGCGGCAAGCGGCAACTCCAGCAAGCTCGCGGCAAGCGGCAACTCCAGCCAGCTCGCGGCAAGCGGCTACTCCAGCAAGCTCGCGGCAAGCGGCAACTCCAGCCAGCTCGCGGCAAGCGGCAACTCCAGCAAGCTCGCGGCAAGCGGCAACTCCAGCAAGCTC